AAAACGAGCTACAAAATACTATGTGTATGGCGTGATACTAACAGCCTTGCTTCTTACGTCAATAATATTTAACGCTACTTTGTTAGCACATTGTTGAGTTATGGCAAACAAAACTAGCAATAAGCGAAGAACAACATGGGTATTAACTATATCCTTACGAAACCCTTTCCGAGCATGTGAGAAAAGTTATGGCTGACATCGCTGATCGGGCAAACGACCAAGCCCAACTTATCTTGGATAAGCAAATATCTTTACAACGTGGTGAACCATTAGATATATTTCAAAATGATTCAGGTCAGTGTTGGGAGTGCGATGCTCCTGTGTCAGATGGTAGGCGGTGGTGTAGTAAAGAATGTACTGAAAGCGCAGAGAGGAGTGGATGGTGACTAGAGAGGACTTACAAAAAGTAGTGGATGAGTTAATGCCGGGGCTTAAGTTACCAGACCCTCGCACTGAAGAAGAATTTCTAGCAGAAGACAATCGTACAACTCTAGGACTACAAGGGTTTAAACAACGTGAGTTACATACAGTTATGTGGGCGTTGCGAGAGTTTGCAGATGCAGCTGGAATAGAGTTACATAATGGTATTAAAGAAAGGTATGACGCAGAACGAAAAACTTACGGGATAAGTCTTAGATTTTATAAAAAATGAAATGGGCTGACTTCATATTCCCCCCTATAAACCTTTGGTGCTACCCTAAACAATATGAGGACTATGAGATGCTTAATGAGGAAACAACAGTGAAACCGATGTGGAAAATAAAAGAAAGTTCTAAACCTGACCCTGTTAACAGTCCTAGTCACTACACACATGGCGGGGTTGAAACAATAGACTATATAGAAGCTAAGGGGCTTGACAAAGATTTTTGCCTAGCTAATGTGATTAAGTATGTGTCTCGTGCAGGATACAAGATAAGCAAGCTGGAAGATTTAAAGAAAGCGCAATACTACCTAAACCGTAGGATTAAAAGCTTAGAAGCGTCAGAGGAGTGATGGAAATCTCTGAAGAAGCCATGCAACGGCTTGGTAGAAACGTTAATGCCCTATTAACAGAGATTAAAGAACTACGAGAGGAGATAGAAGAAGTAAAACTAGATGCTTACCGTTATAAGTTCGTGCGTTCAACATGTGCAACTACCGAGGAGGCTGTTATAGGGTACGATAAATCAGTTGACGAACATATTAGGAAGCGTAATGAGAAACTTAATTAAGAGATGGTTCTGTCCTCCACATAAGTGTACAAGGTTCCGACAATACTACTCACTTAACTTAAAGATATGCACTGAGTGCTATAAAGAGTCAGAGCTTTGGGGCGATAACATAATAAAACATCAGAGGTAATACAATGAAAAAAAGAACAGTAAGAGAAGAACTGTCAATGCCTACTAAGGCAATTATAGGTGGGTTGTTTAGTATCATAGATGATATGGAAGACTCAGGAGAGTTTGAGGAAGAAATATGGTTATTAGAATCAGCCGCCGCTAGGTTTATGACTCTAATTAGAATACAGAACTTTATACTCTCAGGGTTTATAGGTACTAACTTAGTATGGATAGCTAATGCTTTAGGATATTTATGATTATAACTTTAGATTTTGAAACTTACTGGGCGCAGGGCTATACATTAAGAAAGCAAACTACTGAAGAATATATTAGAGATAAAAGATTTGAGATTATAGGTGTAGGTATAAAGGTAGACAGCGCTCAGACAGAGTGGCATACAGGTACACATGAAGAACTAAAAGTATCTCTAGCTAAGTATGACTGGGCTAACTCTATTCTTGTGTGCCATAACACAATGTTTGACGGCGCTATACTCAAATGGATACTAGGAATAGAGCCTGAGTTATATATAGACACACTTAGTATGGCTAGAGCGCATCATGGTATAGATGTGGGGGGGTCACTGGCATCTCTGGCTATTAAATATAATCTTGGTGTGAAAGGTACAGAGGTTATTAATGCTAAAGAGAAGAGGCTTACTGACTTTAGTAGTTTAGACTTAGTCTTATATGGTGAGTATTGCGTTAATGATGTTGAGCTTACCTACGCATTATATAAGATACTCATAGCTGACTTTCCACATACAGAACTTAGTTTAATTGATATGACTCTGAGGATGTTTATATTTCCAGTTTTAAAAGTTGATGATGCTATGTTAGTGGATAGATTAGAGGAAGTAAAAGAAGAAAAACAACTAATGCTTAGTGCATTGAAAAAGAAACTTAACTGCGACACAGATGAGGCTGTGCGTAAGAAGTTAGCTAGTAATAAACAATTTGCAGAACTATTAGTTGAGTTAGGGATTAAACCCCCGATGAAGATAAGCAAGACTACAGGTAAGGAAGCGTTTGCCCTAGCTAAGACTGATATAGGGTTCATAGAGTTATCTGAACATGATGACGAGTTCGTGCAACAACTATGTGCGGTGCGTCTTGGTACTAAGTCTACGATAGAAGAATCTAGGCTAGAGAGATTCATAGGCATTGGTGAGCGCAACAAGGGCTACTTACCTATACCGTTAAAGTACTACGGCGCACACACAGGTAGATGGAGCGGTATGGACTCTATCAATGCACAGAACTTACCTAGTAGAGATAAGAAAAAGAAAGCATTAAAGAACTCTATCACAGCTGAAGATGGCTACGTGGTTATAAACTGTGACTCTTCACAGATTGAGGCTAGAGTATTGGCATGGTTAGCTGGACAGGATGACGTGGTTGAACAGTTTGCTAACAATGAAGACGTGTATTCTATATTTGCATCTAAGATTTATGATAAACCTATTAGTAAGGCTAACCCTATTGAACGTTTCGTAGGCAAGACTTGCATACTAGGACTTGGGTTCGGTACAGGTGCGGCTAAATTACAGCACACATTACAAACACAGCCGCCCGGTGCGGAGTTATCCGTAGAAGAATGTGAGGATATAGTAAAGCTATACAGAAGCACGAACGATAAGATTATATCTTTATGGAAAGATGGCGATGATGTAGTTAAAGATTTAGTAGATTGGGAGTACACAAACTTTGCTACTAATGTAGTAACTAGCAAGACGCCTTATTGGTACGGTGAGCACGAGTGCCTACAGATATCTAAAGAGGGTATACGACTACCTAATGGGCTTTATATTAGATACCCACAACTACACCTTAATACAGACGAAGCTAAGAGCTACCACGCTTACAAGTCACGTGCTGGCATGAAATCTATATGGGGTGGGGCATTGGTAGAAAATGTAGTTCAGGCTTTAGCTAGAATAATCGTAGGTGAACAGATGCTACTTATTAATGAGCGTTATAAACCAGCCTTAACTGTGCACGATGCCGCTGTTTGTGTAGTACCAGAAGCCGAGTTAGAAGAGGCAGAGAAATTCATAGTAGATATTATGTCTACGCCACCGTTATGGGCTAAAGGACTACCTATTGCATGTGAATTTACTTCTGGTATTAGCTATGGTAATTGCGGATAAGTAATGTTATAATGGACATTAACAATAAAGGAAAACTACAATGAGCTACACATGGTCATTCTCAGCTTTAAAACAATACTTAAATTGCCCTAAGCAATATCATGCTCTAAAGATATTAAAAACCTATGAGCAGAAAGTATCAGAAGCTATGACATACGGAACTGAAGTACATAAAGCTTTAGAAAACTATGTTAAAGATGGTACACCCTTACCTACTAACTATGAGAAGTTTAAGCTAGTAACAGACAGTCTTGTAGATATAGAGGGTACTAAGCACACAGAGTATGAGATGGCTCTATGCCCTGATAGAAAACCTATAGCGTTTGATTCAGATGGTAGATGGGTACGGGGCATTGTAGATTTACTGATATTGCATGGCGACACGGCGTATATCATAGACTATAAGACTGGAAGCAATAGATACCCAGACGTTAAACAGTTAAAGCTTATGGCTCTTATGACGTTTGCTCACTTTCCAGAAGTACAGCATATAAAAGCAGGGCTATTGTTTATAGTACATAACAGTTTTGTACCTGAAGAGTATAATAGATCACAGATAGACAAATTGTGGCTATCATTTACACCGGACTTAGCTAGGTTGAGTATGTCCTATGAAAGAAATGTTTGGACTGCTAACCCCACTCCTTTGTGTGGATGGTGCCCATTAGTCGATTGTGAATTTTATAGAGAAAGGAAGAGATAATAATGGCTTATAAAAACCCAGAAGATAGACCATATAAAAAAGAATACCAACAGCAAGTAGCTAGAGGTGAGTTGGCTAACCGTATGGAAAGACAACGTGCTAGACGTGCTATGGATAAAACAGGTGTAGATAAGAATAAAAATGGTGAGGCTGATAAGCGCGAGGGTAAAGATATTGCCCACGTGAAAGCTTTATCTAAAGGTGGTTCTAATAAAGATGGAGTTCGTGTTGAATCTGCAACTAAAAACCGCTCGTTCTCACGTAATAGTAAAGGTGGACTAACATCTGAGACTAGCAAGAAAGAACGTAAAAAATAAATAGGTAGTTAGCATGACGATTAACCTCCGTAAGAGGTACATTAATTATAAAAATAAGGGACACAATGAAACTTATACATGATGACCAAGCAGTAATGTTTAAAATTATCTCTAGTAAAGTCCCCTTAATA